GGAAACAAAGGTACTTTTATGTATCTCGATCCTCCTTATGATATTAAGGATAATCTCTATGGGAACAAAGGATCAATGCACAAAGGATTTGATCACGATAAGTTTGCTGCTGATTGCGATTCTTGTGATATGGACCAACTCATTAGTTACAATTCAAACCAATTAGTAAAAGACCGTTTCAAGAATTGGAATGCTGCCGAGTTTGACCTTACATATACGATGAGGTCTGTTGGCGAATATATGCGAGAGCAAAAACAAAGAAAAGAATTACTGCTGTTTAATTATGGAATTGAAGGACTGGTTAAACTCGATCAATCAGACGAAACAGAATCTAATTGACGAAGACCCTTCACTTGAGAAGGAATATCCTCCTTATATTATCAATCGGTGTTTCTCAGGGCACATCGATTCGATTATGTATGCTAATGAAATGAATCGGTATCATTTCCTTGCTAAGAAAATGCAATATGATTTTTTGCTAAATAGTCTGAGGAAAAAGAAGAGATTTTCTCCCTGGCTCCGACAAGATAAAATCAAAGATCTTGATTATGTCAAACGTTATTATGGTTATAGTAATGAAAAGGCAAAACAGGCTTTGAGGATTCTTACTAAAGAACAACTTACTTTTATTAAATCGAAATTTGAAACTGGAGGAACAAAATGAGTGTCGTTCAAGAACCTGAAGTGAAGTGGACGCCCGACCAAATGGTTGAAGTGATTCTAAACGAACCTGATGATTTTTTGAAGGTTCGTGAGACTTTGACTCGTATCGGAGTTGCTTCAAGAAAGGAAAAGAAAATCTATCAATCTTGCCATATTCTTCACAAACAAGGTCGCTACTTCCTTGTGCATTTTAAGGAATTGTTTGCACTCGACGGTAAGCACGCAAACCTGACTGTGAATGATGTGCAGCGTCGCAATCGTATCGCCCAACTTCTTGCTGATTGGGGTCTGATTGAGATTGTTGATGTAACCAAGATTCAGGATATTGCTCCTTTGAATCAAATCAAAGTCCTTGCTTATAAGGATAAGGGGGACTGGATTCTGGAAACCAAGTATAATATTGGTGCTAAAAAGAAAAAAGTTGAGGATGCTGAGTGATGTCTTCGGGAAGTTTTGAGTTTCGTTTTCGTCATCAAAATGAAGGTGCGGCTTGGCATAATAATCCCAATGCAAAGTTTGCTCTTCCTGACGAAGATGTAGAAATTAGATGTGATGATCCATATCTAAATGAAAATCAATTTCTAGAAATGGTTCGCAGATTTTTTATTGCTTGTGGGTATACCGAACAGCAATGGAAAAATGCTTTGAAAGTTCACTTGAAAGAAGTGGAAACCGAATAAAAAGAGGACGGGTTTCCTACCCGTCTTTTTTTATGATCTGATATAATTATATACGGATGCCGAAAGGGTCCTCAAAACCAAACCTCGCTTTTAAAGGAGTTACTATAATGACTAACCTCACAAGGTATACTGCTGCGGATCTTCCTGCTTTGATGGAAAGAATCACCCGCAATAGCATTGGAATGGATGAATATTTTGATCGATTGTTTAATCTTCACGAAACAACAACAAATTATCCACCATATAACTTAGTTCAAATAAATAATGTCGAATCTCATCTTGAATTAGCACTTGCAGGATTCAAAAAAGGAGAGGTAAATGTATACACAGAGTATGGAAAACTTTTTGTCGAAGGGCAAAAGGCGGATACCGAATCGGATAGGACGTTTATCCACAAGGGAGTGGCTAGCAGAAGTTTTAAACGAGCGTGGACTCTATCCGACGATACAGAAGTCAGGGAAGTTATATTCGAAGACGGACTTCTACGGATCGTACTTGGAAAAATAGTTCCAGAACATCACTCCCGTAAGGATTATCTATAAATATAACTGAACCCAAATGTCGTCGGCGTGGGAAGTCCCTGGCAAAATCCAGGTTGACTTCCCCATTTTTTTGCCCTATAATGGGATGAGGGAGAGAATAAAAATGTCGATCAAACTTGCACTACTAAAATCTGGAGAGACTGTTATTTCTGATATAAAGGAATTAGTTTCGGAAGAAAAAGTTTGTGGATATATCTTTGAAAATCCATACAAAGTCTTAACTGAAAGAAGTATTCTATTATCAGAAGAATCTGAATATGATGCTAAGATTCAAGTGTCTTTAACTCCTTGGATTATACTGACTGAAGACAAGCAAATGCTAGTAACAATGGATTGGGTTGTAACTTTGGTGGACCCAATTGAATCACTTAAACAAATGTATGAGGAAAGAGTAAATGGACAAGACTGTCAAGTGCCTATTACTGAAAGTTGACAATGTAATTGTCACTGAGATTATTGAAATTGGATCGGAACTCGGAGAACCAGACTGTAAACTGATTAATCCATTTAAGATTGATACTGAAGGAAATCTAACACCTTGGCCAGATGTAACTGACCAAAGAGAAATGATGATTCACTCTGATAGTATTCTTACTATTGTAGATCCTAAAGAAGAAATTATTGAAAAGTATCTTGAATTAACTGCCTGATGAGATTCTACACAAATGTACAAATGGTCGGGGACCACTTCTTGGTTCGTGGTTATGAAAGTGGTAAACACTTTATGACCCGTGAGAAGTTTGACCCGACTCTTTTTGTTCCCTCTAACAAAAAAACTAAATATCAAACTCTAGAAGGTGAATATGTTGAAGCAGTCCAACCAGGATGTGTTAGAGACTGTCGTGAATTTATTAAAAGGTATGAGGGTGTAGAAAACTTTAAAATCTACGGAAATACTGGATATATCTACCAATATATTTCAGAAAACTATCCAGAAGAAGAAATCAAATTCGATACTAACAAAGTTAAGATTACAACTTTGGATATTGAGGTCGCATCTGAAAATGGATTCCCTGATGTAGAGTCTGCAGCAGAAGAAGTGTTGCTGATTACTATTCAGGATTATTCTTCTAAGCAAATTCGCACTTGGGGTAAAGGTCCATTCACAAATAAACAGGATAATGTCATCTACAAAGGATTCAGGACAGAGCGTGAATTACTTGATGATTTTATTAACTGGTGGATGATTGAAACAAATACTCCAGAGGTTGTGACTGGATGGAATAGTGAACTTTACGATATTCCATATCTTGTGCGTAGGATTGATAGGATTCTTGGTGAAAAGTTGATGAAACGTTTGTCTCCTTGGGGTCTTGTGACTGAAAGGGAAACATATATTGCTGGTCGCAAACACATTTCTTACGATGTGGGTGGTATTACTCAACTTGATTATCTGAATCTCTACAAGAAATTCACCTACAAGGCACAAGAATCTTATCGACTTGATTATATCGCAAGTGTAGAGTTGGGACAGAAGAAACTAGACCACTCTGAGTTTGATACCTTTAAAGACTTTTATACTAAGGGTTGGCAAAAGTTTGTAGAATACAACATCATTGACGTGGAACTTGTTGACCGTCTGGAAGACAAGATGAAATTAATTGAGTTGGCAATTACGATGGCATATGATGCTAAGGTAAACTATGCTGATGTATTTTCTCAGGTTAGGATGTGGGACACTATCATTTATAATTATCTTAAAAAAAGAAACATTGTAATTCCTCCTAAAGAAAAGACTGAGAAAGATTCTAAGTATGCCGGTGCTTATGTAAAAGAACCTGTACCGGGAATGTATGATTGGGTTGTTAATTTTGACTTGAATTCTCTATACCCCCATTTAATTATGCAATTTAATGTAAGTCCAGAAACTCTTGCTGAAGAAAGGCATCCAACTGTTACGGTTGATAAGATTCTTAATCAAGAAATCACATTTGAGATGTATAAGGATTATGCTGTGTGTGCCAATGGTGCAATGTATCGCAAAGATGTGCGTGGATTTCTTCCAGAGTTAATGGAAAAAATTTATAAAGACCGCACTGTTTACAAGAAAAAAATGTTGGCAGCAAAACAACAACTTGTTGATGTTGAAGAAGAAATGAAGCGTAGGGGTATTCTGTAATGGGTTACTTAATTGGTGGCAACAAAGAGGAAAAGCAAAAAGAGA